AATCAGCAAGTTCAGCTTCAAGACCAGAGAAAGCTGGTATCTTATCATCCTGTGCGTTTTTTCTCAAAGCCTCTAAGGCTTCAGAAAGCTCACTATGCATCAACGCAATCTTCTCTCCATCATTAAGGGCCTTGTCCCAAAAACCCTTCTCTACAGCAGTAGCATGAACTGATTTTTGCATTTGCGTCCATGAATCAATAAATTCTTTATCATCTACAGGCTCAAATCCCATTAATGCCTCCTAAGTTCCAATTAGAATATAAGATTTGAAATATGAAAAGTCAAGTATCATTTAAATGGGTTCTGATATCTAAACAACTTTCCTTCATAATTCTGAAGTAAGATTTCTTTTTCATTTTCATTAACAATATAGTCTGGATTAATGGGAACTTTCCCACCACCACCCTCCGTGTCAACAACAAGCTGTGGAATAGCTAACCCAGATGTAAAACCACGCATACTCCTAATGATATTTACTCCAGTCTCTATTGAAGTCCTAAAATGTTCAGCGCCCACAACCGTATCACAGATAAAAAGATAATACGGCCTCACGCTAATTTTTAAAAGGCCATGGCACAGACGAAGCATATCTTCTGGGGTATCATTAATCCCACGTAACAATACAGACTGATTATTAACTGGAATCCCCGCACAAAGAAATTTGTCGCAAGCCTGAGCTGAGTCTGGCGTAATTTCATTAACATGATTGAAATGAGTATTGACATATACCGGCCTATACTTCTTAACCATGCCGACTAAGTCATCTGTGATTCTTTGAGGCAATACCACGGGAAACCTAGTGCCAATGCGGATAATCTCGACATGAGGAATAGCCCGGAGAGAAGACAAAATAAATTCAAGAGTGTCCAATGGTAATGAAAGAGGATCGCCACCAGAAAGAATTACATCTCTTATAACTGGAGTCTTCCGGATATAATCTATCATTAATTCAAGTTGGCGGCGAGACTTAGGCATATCACCTTGTCTCCATTGGCGTTTGCGAGTACAAAAGCGACAATACATTCCACACCATGACGTGCTAATAAACAAACATCGGTCTGGATATCGATGAACAATCCCATCTACTGGAGACTGTTCCTTTTCATGCAAAGGGTCAATGAATCCCGTATCGCAAAATTCTGCCGCAGATGGTACAGCCTGTTTGTATATCGGGTCATTGAGATAATTTTCTTTGTCAATAAGATTTAAATAATACGGCGTGATAGCCATATGAAGCTCGTCATTGCTACGTTTCGACAGCTCGGCATCTACAGGGAAAAATTTGGATAGCTGAGAAAGTGTTTTAATTCTATTACGATATTGCCAATGCCATGAGTTGAATTCTTTAACAGTTACATTAGGAAAATAAGAACTTTTTATTAACGCATCCTCGCCCACTTTATCACCCACCTCCATAGGGGCATCACGCTAGTTATATTTTATTAATAGTTACTCAACACACTGACAATATAACGCACTACAACAAAAAAGTCAATAGTCAAAAATAAGCCTTTATGCACGAGAAAGACTAAGCGAATTATAAAAAATCAGGAGGGACACGACTGGCGAGAAGTTAACCGACGCGCATCAGACAATAACTTATCAACTAGCTCTGGTACCTTAAGACAAAGAACATCTTCGGACCTAGATCCATCATCACAGATATAAGCTTCTTCCCCTATAATCTGTCCCACTTTAACTATGAGGTCTCTATAAAGCTGTGCATTCTGATGACACCGAACCGCAAATTCTTTCCAATGCCCAGCTCTCGCAATGGCATCCAGTTCAGACCTAAATTCATCATCACATATATGAACTTCTTCTCCTACGATCTGACCCACTCTAACTATAAGATCTCTATAAAAATCTGCATTCCGAGAGCATTGAAGCGCAAATTCTTTCCAATTTTGAAATTCCCTTGCGTTTTGTTGGATAGTCACAGGCTTAGAACTTAAGTCTGTCTTTTTCACGCTTTCCTCCATCCTCTGCAGGATTTACATTTGCCAGTCCAAACCTGATACATTGTACCTTTATTTAAACCCTTCTCTCTACACCAAGCGCGAAGTTTATTAGTTTCGTGTACAATCCCATCAGGAGAAATAAACCTATAGGTGATATTTTCATGTGGAATAAAAGATGACCCTGGTTTTGTCCAGCCATGATGATGCTGAGATATACCCTGAAGCACCTGATAAACGCCGCCTGGATTAAGATTATGCTCTTCGCAAAATTCTTTTAATCCTATAAAAGTATACTCTTTGCCTTCTGGTGAAACTAATGTATATGTTTTCTCTCTCTTATCTTCCTCATCTGGAAGACGCCAACCGTTCCATTGCTGTTGATTGTGCTTAAAGATATGGCTTATGGGCCCAGGCTCAAGATTATATTTCTCGCATAATTCCCCTATAGACGGCGCAGAGTGCGATTTACCATCTGGGCCCAATAAGGTAAACAGCCGTCTTCTTTCTGGAATAATCGCTTCTAAAACCTTAAAGCCTTTATGTTGCTTTGCTTTTTTATTAGCAACTCGGCTCATCGCACCATCCGACAAATCATGTTCTAGACAAAACATTTTTAAATTGTTAGTTTCATAGATAGTTCCATCCGGCCCTTGAATTTTATAATAAGCCTCTTTAATTTTGGTGGTATCGGCTAAAGTCCATCCCTGATGAGAAAGCCTAGTTTTATAAATAAGACCCTGAATGGCATTATAGCGAAGATTCTTTTCTCGGCACCATGCCTTGAGATTCCCCGTAACTTCCTGAATGTTCCCATCTGGGTCTTTAAATTTATATGTTTTAACCTCTGGCGCTACATAATCAGGAAGAGACCAACCGGCATGAGTATGGCTATCGCCCCTCAATACGGCCCTGATATGCTCTGGGTCTAGGCCATGCTGCCTAGCAAAATCATCTATATTTTTAGCCGTGACGATCTCTCCAGTCGGAGACTTAAGAGTAAATTCTTTTGCCCTAGAATGTCCTGGGCCTTTCTGATTTTTACCTGTAGCAGGAAGACCTCTTTTAATCTTAGCAATTTTAGCCCTGGATTCCTCCGTATAGGTAATGCCATCTGTCCCACCGGCAATTTTGCAAATATTGTATCCTTTGTGAGGTCTCCATGGCTTTAATTTATCCAAATAAAACTGTTCCCTAGGAATTAACTGGTTAATGTCGGTGACAATCTCAAGCTGAGAAAATAAAAAAGCCTGAGGGCCATACTTATCATAACTCATTTGAAGCCATCTGTTCGGATGAACATGATCTGCTAAGTCTTTGAAATGTTTATATTCTCGATGTTTAAAATCGTTAGTAGAACCAATATATATTTTCTTATTAACTAAATTAGTGATCACATACACTCCCATTTCTTTTGCCATTTTTTAAACTCCAGCTACCTTTCGTCATAGCAATATAATATCATTATCTAGAAAAATCAAATTTGTTAATCTTACTTACCTGCCAGAGAACCACAATTAAATAGAAAATTATTAATAGTATTTATTTCGACAAAAAGAATGGGCCGGGATTTTATTCCCGGCCCACCGTGGACACAAACTATTGATTATTAAAGACTTATATCTTAGTGCCCTTTGCTACGCCACGACCGTTTACAACCGCGATGCCAATAATTTCATTGACCACCCATCCTAGTTTTAGCTGCCTCGGCTCATCTGCCGGAAGTACTTCCACATCTTGACGGACGGGCATTACACCCACGAACTCAGGATCCGTAAGGGCGTAAACGGTGCCGCGAGGAACCATCTTGCTGACGATAATATCAGCGCCCCAGATGCGAGCATAAAGACCGGTCTGCAAAATTTCACGCTGGGTAACCATATCAACGCCGTAGCCCGAAGCATTCAAGGAATACCAGCCCATGATATCGGTAAACTCGGTAATGTTCATCATGAACTTAGTAGTTACCAAGTCCCAACGGTCAATCTGCTGCTTAAGCTTTAGAAGATCAGGCACAGTCAATGAAGAAGGAATCGTCTGGGCCGTATTTTCCTGGCCAGCTGCAAAGTCCAAAGCCGCAAAGATATTAGCATCTTCCTGGGCCTGGATTTCCTGACGGGCCTTCTGCTGAGCCCTGTCGATGACATTAAATCTACGACGCCGAACTTCAGCTATACGAACCGTAGGATAAGAAACAACTTCGAACTCTGGAACAGATACCCTGTCACCAAAAACACGTGATTCTGGAGCAGCACCGTTAGAAGAAATAACGGTAGCACCCACGTCAATATCCTTATCGTACACGGCAAGAGCGCCGGGCGGAAGAGGATCGACGATAAGAGCCTTACGACCGATACCCTGGTAGTCAAGGTTCCTACGAATCGGGTTGGCCATTGCCTGACCTAGCGCAACACGACCAGCATCAGTAGCCAAAGCCTCTTTAAGAAGGGCCTCTTTTTCCGACTCACTATAGCTGGGCTCGCTATTAGTAAGACCAAAATTGCTCGGAAGGTTTTCCCCACCCTCGGCAATCATCTGAGCATAGCGGACTAGCTCTTTGAGAGCGTCAACCTGCGTATTAGCATTAATATTAGACATTGTCATATCTCCTTTATATCCCTTACTGGGCCCACGCGAATAGCATCACAGGCTGACCTGTGTCGCCACCCGTTTGACTGTGTGCGGCGGGGAAAGACGTCGACACATAAGATGGATCGCCCATAAAAGAGATGAAGTAAGCAACGGTCTTAGAGGCTACACCAGTCACTGAACCGCCCTTAGTGAAGCAAGCTCCGTGAGCACCAGCCGTACCAGTGACACTGAAGGCAAGAGCCGAGCCAGGAACTTCTGGAGTTGCTGGGTCATAGGCGTAGTAAACATCGGTGCCGTAAAGACCATTCTGGAACCAGCCAGTCACTTTACCAGAGCCCATCATGGTATTCGGACCAACTAGGTCGCCTGTTCTCCAACCGTGATAATACTTATACTCGGTTGAGCCACTATCATAACCAAACTGATGACCAAACATTGTTCCATACCCCGTGCTGCCGTCATCAAGCAGGACAAGCGGGGTTGTAGCTGAAGCCACATAGCCATTCTGTGTGGTTGCAGGGGCAATAACCGTTTTTACTTGGGATCCCGCGCCCTCATCGAAACCATCGCCCAAAGGAATAACTGGGCCGTACCCATCACCCATGGGACCACCGGCTGTTGACCTGAAGAAGCCAAGCATACCGCCCTGAATAAGGGGAGCTGTAGTTA